CAAGGCATTTGGGAACTCAGCAGTAAATATAGGAGGGAGCCTGACAAAGTTTGTCACACTTCCTATCCTTGCTATAGGTGCGGCCGCTCTTAAGTCTGCCGCCGACATGGAAGTTCAGCAAGCCGCTTTTGAAACTTTGTTAGGATCAGCAGAAGCCGCAAAAGATATGCTCGACGAGCTTACGGAGTTTTCAGCAAAAACACCTTTTCAATTAAAAGACTTAGCGCAAGCATCAAAAACTATGCTTACATTCGGCATTGCCACAGAGGATGTAATGCCTAACCTACAGGCACTTGGTGATATTGCACAAGGGGACAGTGAAAAACTTAAATCTTTAACTTTAGCATTCTCACAGATACAATCGACTGGCCGTTTAATGGGCCAAGACCTTTTACAGCTTATCAATGCCGGTTTTAATCCGCTACAGGTTATTTCTCAGAAAACCGGCGAAACAATGATTGAACTGAAAGATAGAATGTCAAAGGGTGCTATCTCTGCACAAGAAATAACGGATGCTTTCAAAACCGCAACATCAGAGGGCGGGCAGTTTTTCGGCGGCATGGAGAAAGCAAGTCAAACTCTATCCGGGCAGATATCTACATTAAAAGATAATGTCGGGATCTTGATGAGGGAGCTTGTATCAAGCCTACTGCCAGTTATAAAAGATATCGTTGCGGGGGCAACGGAATTAGTCAAAAAGTTTGCTGGCATGAGTGATAGTCAAAAAAAACTTATATTGATACTGGCTGGAGTTGCGGCCGCGGCTGGACCTGTAATAGCGGCAATCGGGGGGATATCAAAAGCAATAAGTTTCTTGGCAGCGAATCCGGCGGTACTGGCTGTTACTGCGCTTGCTGCTGTAGTTGCTGGAATTATTGCAATAGATGCGGCTGTAAAAGAATCGAAAATAAAAGAGTATACAGGGCAGATCCAAGATCTGGGTGAGCAGTTAGAATTGACAAGTGAACAGATACAAGGAATAGCAGTAGATGTACAAGATTTTGCGGATAGGATTGCAGCTATTTCAGTTGGGCGCTTAAATCTTGGCGCAGACTTGGCTGACCTTATTACCGAGGGAACAAAAAGCAATAGAACCCTTGATGAGATGGCCGGGATAATAGAAGAAATATCAAAAGAATACGGCATTACGAGATTAGAAGCATTTAATCTTGTTAGAGTTAATGAGAGTCTTAAAAAAGAACAAGTTGATTTATTATATACCTTAAGAGACCAATTTATAGAGCTTGATGCAATAGATGGTCTTGAGAAAACAAGGCTTAAAGTTCTTGAACAGGAAAAAACCGAGCTTGACGAAATATCGCGAGTAAGTGATTTAATGAGAACTGTCTCTGAAGAAAGGGAGACCGAAGAGGAAAAAATAGCTGCAGAGCTTAAAAGACAAACAGACGAACTTGCAGCGCAAGCAAAAATAATTCGTGATGAAATAATAGGCCAGCGCATGAACGCGTGGGAAGTCTTTCTTAAACAGCAGCGGATTTTAAATACTGAAATAAATGTCGGCCTTATTGCAGAAGAAGACCGGCTGGAAATATTGGCCCGTGAAATAGCGAACAGAAAACAGTATGTAGATTCTGTTATTGAAGCTGATGACATAACCAGAGAACAATTAAACGGACATGTAGAAAAAATCCAAGAGCTTGAGGCAGAATACGCAGAATTACAAGTTGCTATAGAGTTAAAAGAAGAAGCAGAGGCCCACGCCGCAGAAATGGCAAGCGCGGCAGCAGATGCGGCAGCAGATGCAGCGGGGGAAGAAAAACAAAATATAATTGATATAACGGGACTACTTGAGAGAGAAGCAGAAAAGCAGAGAGAAATAATCGAAAACTATAAAGAATTAGGCGAGACGATTAAAGGATATGTTTCTCCTGTGTTGGAAGAAATCGGCGTACAGCTTGTGCAGCAGTCGTTTAGCTGGGAATCAGTTGCCAAGGTAGCAGTACAAGCAATAGCACAAGTTATACAAGGATTAGCAGAACAAGCCGCGATACAGGCGGCAGTTGCATTCGCCACCGGAAACATAGCAGGCGGGATAGCTTTGAGCGCGGCTTCAGGATTAGGATTTATAGCAGCGGGAGCTGTCGGGGCCTTGGCTGAACAGATAGGCGCAACGGCAGAAGAAGGACCAACAGCAGCGGAAAGTGTAAGTACGGGCACAGACACACGGGCACAGACAGCATCCCCACAGGATCCAGAGGAAAATATAATTAACTTTACATTTGAAATGGATAGTAAACCAATACTAAATCAAATATTCCCGGCATCCAAAAATGGGGATATACTTGTAAGTAACCGGGCGGTAGTTTAGATGAGAATAGCATATACAAATATAATTGACGATTTAGCCGCAAGCGCGTTAACGGCAAGCACTTATATATCAGGCTTTCCAAAAGAAAACGTGCAAGATCAACGGTTAGGCACTCAGTGGAAAACAAGCACAGCGACAAGTCAGACAATGGTTATTGACTACGGAACATCGGCAAGCGCAGTTTTGACAGCCGCTGTTATAGGCCATAACATTACAACGGCCTGTACTGTATTGATACAGGCGAACGCTTCGGATTCATGGGGTAGTCCTTCAGTAAGTACAGCAATGACTGTACTGTCAGCTTCAAGGATGATTATATATTACTTCGGATCTGCACAGAATTATCGATACTGGAGATTTTCTTTTGCAGGACAGGCATCGCTGGAAATTGGCAGATTGTGGTTAAGCTCATATATCCAGGTTGACCCCACAAGCACATTAGGATTTACGGTTACAAAAAAACGATCCGATAATGTACAGTACGGAAAGAACCGGCAGAAGTTCGCCACAGAGGGAACGGGCTGGCGGGCGGTCAACATGAGCTTTCCCAGGACACAAAACACAGCGTTAAGTAATATGCTTACATTTTATGATACAGTCGGGAAGCATTCAAGTTTTATATTTGCCAACTTTGACAGCATAAGAACATATGAGATAGTTGACCCGATGTATTGTAGCATAAATAATGAAGTCGGGTTCACGCATACCAGGGGAATGAAGTTTGAATATTCATTAGCTCTTGAGGAGGATTTATAGATGGCAGGGGCGCAAATCGTAACATCGGTAACGGTAGTTGCAAGTAAAATAGGATATAATGGTATCTCACTTTCAAATAGAGATAATGACAACGAACCAGTAATAATGGCGGGGTCAGTGGTGGAGATATCAAACGCATTTTTTATATTCGGTTCAAACGAGTCAATTACCGGGTGGTCTGGAATTACCACAGGGAATACATCATATGTAGAATTAACGCCTGCAGGGACAGCCGGAAATCAGACCGTTACCGCAGGATGGACAGAAACAGAACCGGTATATGTTGCTGCTAACGGCGGGTTTTATCATTCAGCAGCAAGCACAATCAGGACGGTAGCAAGTGCTATAAAGCATAGTGCTACGGAATGGGGATTTAAGCAGAAGCTGTCAGGGGAGCCGGTCTCTGGAACAATTGGAACGAAAATAATATCATTTACGGCTGCATCAGCAAGTTTCACCGCAAGCCCTGCGATTGTTATTACAGAACCATGTATTCTATATGCAACAGTTTCGCAAGTAACAGCGAACACAATCGCGATCTATTTATCAAAAGAAGTAAATGGGGCATATACCCCACCATTAACATCAGTAACGGGATGGAATCCGACATATCTAACATTAGCATATTCGAGGGTTTCCCCTATAACAACGCAGTCGGGTTGGACTACGGTAGAGCCGGGAATATATAAGTTAGTAGCAAACGCTACAAGCATCGGGGCAGATGCGACAGTTGAAGCATACAGGATAGGGAGACAAGCAGACGTAACACAATGACATTAGCACAGACCCTTGATAAATCAGTTAATAATCTCCGCGTACTTGTAGAAATAGATATTTCGCAACTCAATGAACAATGGGTAAACTACGGCGCGGGGATCTGGCAAGTAAACGCTGAAAACACTTACAGTTTTGTTTCTGCTGATTTATTAAATGGGTTCACAGCGCAAGACTTTGGCTATATCGGATCGGTGTATATAGACTCTATACAGTTAACGAGAGTTGACACGCTCGCAGAAATAACAACTACCCCGGAAAGTTTCTTTTACGACCATGATACAAGAACGCTTTATGTCAGGTTGGTAAATTATGACAATCCGTTAATGCACGTCGTTCATATTGGTATCATTACTCCTGTATCATATAATGATTTTGATATATCAGGATTAGACACCCACGTAAGCGGACGGCTGAAAAGCATACCAGATATATCTATTGAAAGAGATATCCTTTTCTGGGGCCGTTTACGATACGGCGGAGGATCTATACAGTTGATAAACTCTGATGGGGAATATGATTCGTGGGGTGAAGATAATAACCTTTTCGGAAACGAGGTCAGGGTCAAGATAGGTAACCCTGATTTAACATATAATGAGTTTGAGACTATCTCTACGCGAAATATTGAAACAGTTGCTGTCAGCGAAGACATGACAGATATCTCTATTATTGACAGAAGAAAATATCTTTCGGAGCGGTTGCGGTATACATGCACAGCCAAAAACGCAGTAGAGGCGATACAGGAAATACTTGTATCAATCGGGTATACATACGGAAGTACATTATATGATACAACGGCATGGCAAACAGCGATTGACAACGCTCCGGATGTTACGGTCAGAATGGACCTACTGGATGCAGACGAAGACGAGGAAGCAATAACTGTAATAGAGTGGAACAGCCTGGCGGCGTTCGGGACATTGCAGATGACATCTGACAACAAGTTTACATTTGTTATTACTGACACAACCAAAGCGGCCGCAGCCAATATAATGGCTTGTGATGTCAGAAATAAAACTGATATAACCTATGATCCTTCAGAAGTAATAACGCAAGCTAAAATCGGCTATGCCAGAAACTGGTCAACAGATGCTTATACTTATTATACAGACGCGACAAGACAAACAACAGTATTTAAAAAGTACAAGACATTAAAACAGCAACTACTTGAAACCGTCCTACCGGATTTGCCGGCGGCTACTTCATTTGCTGAAACGTTTCTGGATTATACACAGTATACAAAAGGGACATTTAATGTCACTGTACCATTGAAATATTACGCGGTAGAGCTTGGCGACTCAGTTAATATTGATATAAAACGCGAATGTAATACAAATATGTTGGGTGAAAAGAAATGTGAGGTAATAGGGAAACGGTATGTGTTGGATAATTTGGCGATAAGTTTTAAATTGAGAATAACAAGCGAACAGGATACAGTATTGTTATCACCCGATGATGAATATTTATTATCACCGGATGGTGCGATACTGATAGCGGGGTAATTATGGCAAGAACAGAAAAATATTATAGCGTAATGG